TTCTGCAGAATACCTAAAAGTATTAATTCATTTATAAACGCTTGTCTTGACAGGTGAGTTGGCTGTAACTTCTTAATCTTTTCTGTTACGTTGTCATCTATTCGGGTACGTAATGGGGTCATTTTGGGTACGTATTGGGTACTAATAGGGTTCAATATAGACCCTAACTAAACAATGTCAACAACCTATGTACTATATATATTGTAAAAAAACTTCACAAACACTATATATATGTTATGGTTAGCACATAAGTCTAACTAATGCAATGTCATGTACATTAGCTGATAAGAATAGACGTAAAAAAATGCTAAGAAGTCAGTTAGCAGGTATTAATGACCCTTATGAACTGTTAGCAGAAGTAATAGCAGATAATGAACGATTAAGACAATTTATAAACAACCATGATTGCCATAAGGGTAAACCATAGCTATACTAAGGCAAATATTTAAAACAATTTGACAAAAGAAATAACGACAGCCTTGTGTAAGTTTATACAAGAGGTAGGCACAATAGAAGAAAAATCAGATGCACAATATGATAAGTTTGCTGATTTATCTACTGTATTATCTGTTGTTAACCCTGCACTAGCTGCTAATGGATTAATAGTAACTAACACAACAAAGATAGTAGAAGATAAAAATATATTATCTGTACAACTTATGCACATATCTGGGGAAACATTACCACCTTCTGAAATACTATTACCTAAAGGTATTGCTAAAAATGAACTATATAGTACAGGTCAGGCACTAACATACTTTAAACGCTATCTATTACTAGGATTGTTAAATCTTACTGCAGGTATTCCAGACCATGACGGACAGGTATACAACCCTGATGAACAAGATAACAAAGTAACACATATAAACAAAAACAAGGCTGTGGGTATGCCACAGATACTAGATAAAGATACAAAAGATTTTTACCTTAAAAAAGTAGGTGAATTGGTTGTAAAAAATAAATCTTTATATATGAAGTTAGCAGATGCTATGTATGTAGAATTTGGTTTTGACAGAACATCAGGTACATTTAGTGATTACATACAAGAGCCTAAACACGTAACATATATACAAACATGGTTTGATGCTTACGTAAATGATTAATGAACCTCTTGAAACTAGACCTATTGATGTTGCTGCATCTAACTGGAAGAACCGCTACCTGGTTTCTTCTAAACTTACACACATTAATCACAAAAAATTTAGAGATTGGTGCAAAGCTAATAACTATTCCTATTCATCAGGTATTAACTATCTGATCTCAAACTATTTACCAGAAAACAATGTTTAATTCTACAATTACAGGCAACCTTGTAGGTGATGCTGAATTTGCAAAAATAGGTGCATACGATACTGCAAAATTTACTATCGCAGTTAACCACAATAAAGAAGATGTAACTTATGTCAGTTGCACAATATTTGGTAAGGCATGGCAATCTATTGTAGATAGTTTTAAGAAAGGATTAAAGGTTACTGTACATGGCAAAGTTACAGGTATCTATAATTACATGAATAAAGAAGAATTACCTGCATCTAAGGTAAACTTTGCTGTTACAGATTTTGACTATCCACACAACATAAAGGCTAGAGTAGAAGAGACAGCTACCATACCTTTCTAATGGCTATAAGGTTAGATATAAAGTCACAACTACCACAGGCTACAAAATGGACTAACCAACATACAAAACAGTTACCCTTTTCTATAGCACAGGCTATTAATGCATCTGTACAAGGCTCTAAGTTTATAGCAGGTAGTAAGCAAAAGTCAGCATTAAACAGGTTAGCAGGGTCATCAAGACGTTACCTAGATAGACCTAAGAAACAAACACAAAAAGGTTTTAGGGCAACAGTTGCTAGAAAGGCTACACTAACTTCTGTCATAATGACTAAGGACAGACCCTATAACATGGGTAGATATATAGATCAAAATATATTTGGTGGAGACAGAAAACAAAAGTATGATGCGTTATTTGTTAAACATTCAACAGCTACAAACATACCAGGCAATAGTGTATTAGTACCAACACAGGCTGTTAAGCGTGATAGATATGGCAATATAACTAAGTCAACTATAAACAAAATTATTACTGCAGTTGGTACAAAAAATATAAAAG